CAGGTAGTTGATGAACTCCTGCTCGGCCTGTTCGCCCCGGTCTTTAAAATTCCCCCGGAGGGATATTTTGGAAAAGGGGTTTTACTCTGTATGGCATTTACAGGGGTTTGTCTCAAGTGGGAATTGGTAGTTGGAGATGGTCCTCCATAGAAAATTGATATCTTTGTCTCCTTTCATAACAGTTGGGTTTCCTCCTGCATCTGACGAGCCTCTGTAAATGTCATACAAAAGTATTTCAAAGTGCAGATATTCTTTCAAAGACCATATACAAAGTATCTGCAAAAGAGTTGAAAGGAGATGTGAAAGGATGAGAAAAGCCAAAGCGGTTAATTCTACGGACTCTCCAAAGAAGATACGACCGGCTCTAAGTCCTGAAGCTAGGGAAAACCGATGTATATCCTTAGCCGTTGACCTTGCGGAACAGCAGTTAGCCGATGGTACAGCTTCATCGCAGGTCATTACCCACTATTTAAAATTAGGATCGACCAAAGAGCGTATCGAAAGAGAGATCCTGTTGAAACAGAAAGAACTAATAGAAGCAAAGACACAATCATTGCAGTCAGCACAAAGAGTTGAAGAATTGTATGCCGATGCTATCAAAGCATTTAGGGAATACAACGGAGCAGGTGAACCAGATGATAAAGACATATTCTGACCTAATCCTTCTTCCGACTTTTGAAGAAAGATTTAAGTATCTGAAATTAGGAGGATGCGTTGGTTATGACACATTCGGTTTCGATAGATACATGAATCAGCAATTCTACCAATCGATGGAATGGCGAGCTGTAAGAGATTTTGTAATCATTAGAGATAATGGTTGCGATTTAGGAGTTCCAGGGAGAGAGATTCAAGGTAAGGTATTAATCCATCATCTGAATCCAATAACCCAAGAAGATTTGATTAATCGTACGAAGTTTCTATTAGACCCAGAGTATCTAATAACCACAATGCATTTAACACACAATGCAATACATTATAGTGACGAGAATCTTTTGATGAAAGATCCTATTGAGAGGTCTGCAAACGATACTTGTCCTTGGAGGAAATCAAATGTCTAAGAATAAGAATGTTGAAGTAGACGTAGTAGAAGAAGTTAATGAAGCAGTTGTAGAGCCTGTAGCTGAGCCAGTAAAGAAAGCTCCTAAGAAAGCAGAAAAGGTTCCAACAGCTGGTGTTGTTGTAGATTGCGATAGTCTTAATGTAAGAGACGGAGCGGCACCTGATGCAATGGCAATCTGCCAGATTAATAAAGGTAATGAGGTTGAGATCATTGCTGCAGAATCCACAGGCGAGTGGTTCAAAATAAAAACCACAGCTGGCGTTAAAGGTTTCTGTATGAAGAAATACATCGAGGTAAAATAATGAATAGCAGCATACTGACATCAATCAAAAAACTCCTCGGATTGACCGAAGAGTATCAGAGTTTTGACCAGGACATTATCATGCATATCAACACTGTGCTGGGAATATTGACTCAGCTTGGTGTCGGTCCGGTTGAGGGTTTTGCTATTGAAGATGAAACAGCTACTTGGTCTGACTATTTAGGAGATGATAACCGACTTAGCATGGTTAAGAGTTACATCTATCTCAAAGTTAAAACCTTGTTCGACCCATCGCTTACCTCAACGGTTAATGAAGCGATTAATCGTAACATCTCAGAGCTTGAGTGGAGACTTAATGTAGCTGTTGATGATGGAAAGTAAATAAAATGTTTTATTTCTTATTATTTTTTAATTAGTTTTGGTATCTGTTTTATTGTCGATTGCATTTTCTTGTTATTAAAGAAGGTAATTAACGCGCCGAGCACACCCGCAGTAGCACCCAAACCAATGTATAATTTTTTGGTATCCTCTTCTTCGCTATGCATTTGCATCTTAGTTAGTTCATCATGTAAATGATTTACAGATTCAATAATTAACTTTGATAATTCTATGTCCAAATTAGGATTTTCCAACATACATAATAATTGTTTGATGGTTTCTAATGTTGCTTCTTTAGTTTCGTTAAAAGATGCTTTGCTTTTTTCGTTAGAAGCTTCGAATAAAAAACGTATATTTAACAAACATTCTTTTGTAGCGTCTACCATTAAAGGGAATTGTTCTAATACTTCTTTCGCTACTTCTGGTTGTAATTGAGGAATCATGCTAAAAACTTCAAGTATCTGATTGTTTTTTATTCCTCGCCCATCTTTGGCATTAAAATATCGATACATTTCTTCGGCAGATGTTGGTATATTAACTAATTCATTAGACATTTGAGAACTACCTCCTATAGTTAAAATCATATCATAATACGCGTAATTTTCAAACACTATTATGGAAAAACTAACTATGTATATTAGGAGGACGAATATGAAAGGTATAGATTATTTAGCAATGAGTGTAAAAGTTAAATATCACTTAAATATGTTTGGATTAGCAAGAGCCGCATGGGTGCTTGGTTTAATAAATGACGATAAAAGTGAGGAGAAACTTGGAAAGCATTTCATGGCAGCATATAACACTATGCATAAGTATGATCCAGATTTAGCGATGGAAGGTTTGGAAAGAATAAGAAAAGCAATACATAATGAGAAGTAAAGAAACTGAGGCTTATCACGGCCTCTTTTCTTTTGCAATAAGGAGTATGACATGTCACTCTCAAACACCGCAGTCCCTAAATACTACGGCCAGTTTAGAGAGGCCGTTCTCGCTGGTAAGATTCCAGTATGCAGGGAGATAGAAATGGAGATGCATCGAATCGATGATTTGATTGCTAATCCTGGAATTTACTATGATGATGAGGCTGTTGAAGGCTTTATTAAATTTTGCGAGAAAGAACTAACACTAACTGATGGCGCCGACTTGTCTTTACTAGACACATTCAAAGTATGGGCCGAACAAATCTTTGGTTGGTACTATTTCATAGAGAAAAGTGTTTATGAGCCAAACCCAGATGGGCATGGTGGACACTATGTAAATAAATCAGTTAAGAAAAGACTGGTCAACAAGCAGTATTTAATCGTAGCCAGAGGCGCTGCAAAATCTATGTATGGTAGTTGTATACAAAACTTCTTCTTGAATGTTGATGCGACAACTACTCATCAGATTACAACAGCTCCGACTATGAAGCAGGCAGAAGAGATTCTATCGCCAATTCGAACGGCAATCACAAGAGCTAGAGGACCGTATTTTAAGTTCTTAACAGAGGGGACTTTACAGAATACAACAGGTTCTAAAGCTAATCGAACTAAATTAGCATCCACGAAGAAGGGTATCGAGAATTTCTTGACAGGCTCTTTGTTAGAAATCAGACCCATGCGAATAGACAAGTTACAGGGTCTTAGAACAAAGATTGCAACTGTCGATGAATGGCTGTCCGGAGACATCAGAGAGGACGTAATCGGTGCCATAGAGCAGGGTGCTTCTAAAGTGGATGACTATTTGATTGTTGCGATGAGTTCTGAAGGTACTGTTCGTAATGGAGCTGGCGATACAATCAAAATGGAATTAATGGACATACTTAAGGGCGAGTATGTTAACCCACATGTATCAATCTGGTTCTATAAACTTGACAATATTGATGAAGTTGGTAACCCAGACATGTGGCCAAAGGCTCAGCCAAACTTAGATAAGACTGTTAGTTATGAAACTTATCAGTTAGAAGTCGAAAGAGCTGAGAAAGCCCCGGCAGCTAGGAACGATATTCTAGCAAAAAGATTTGGTATACCAATGGAGGGTTATACCTATTTCTTTACTTATGAAGAAACATTACCGCATCACAAGAGAGATTTTTGGAATATGCCATGTTCTCTTGGAGCGGACTTATCTCAAGGTAATGACTTCTGTGCATTCACCTTCTTATTCCCATTAGGAAATGGTTGTTTCGGTATAAAGACACGAAACTATATCTCATCAATCACTCTGATGAAATTACCAGCAGCTATGAGAGTTAAATATGACCAATTCATGAATGAGGGCAGTCTAATCGTATTAGAAGGCTCTATTCTGGACATGATGGAAGTATATGACGACCTAGATCAACACATTATCGATAGAGGATACGATGTCAGATGCTTTGGTTATGACCCATACAACGCCAAGGAGTTTGTCCAGAGATGGGAAGCTGAAAATGGACCATTTGGAATAGAGAAAGTAATCCAGGGTGCTAAAACAGAATCAGTTCCTCTTGGTGAATTAAAGAATTTGTCAGAAGAACGTATGCTTTTGTTCGACGAAGACCTTATGACCTTTGCGATGGGTAACTGCATTGTTATGGAGGACACTAACGGAAACCGCAAACTTTTAAAGAAAAGATACGAAGCAAAAATTGATGCGGTGGCAGCTATGATGGATGCCTTCGTAGCTTACAAACTCAATAAGGAGGCATTTGAATAATGTATAACGAATTATATCATCACGGCATCCTAGGACAGAGATGGGGTGTTAGAAGATTCCAGAATGCTGATGGTTCTTTAACTTCAGCTGGAATGAAGAGATATCGAACAAATTCTGGCGGAGGATATACGTCTGCAATAGAAGGTGCTGCCAAATCCATGTCAAGAAAAAACGTAAGCGATAAGGTTACTAAAGAAGCGAGCAGTATCACTAATGGGTTGAAGAATCTCTCACCCCAACAAAAAGTTGCATTAACGACAGCTGGCTCTAAAGGTGTGAAAAAAATAGCACAGGAAGGCAAAAAAGCGTCAAAAGAAGCTGCGAAACAGCAAGTTAGAAAAGAAGCATCTGATAAAGCAAGTAAAATGAGCGATGAGGAATTGAAAAAGCGAGTTAGTAGAATGAACTTGGAGAAGCAATTTGAAGATTTATCATCAAGAAATGTGAGTGCTGGAAAAAACTATGTCTATGAAACTTTAGACTTAGCAGGAGATATTCTGACCGTTGGAGTTTCTGCAGCAACTTTATATATGATGATTAAAGGAAAAGGACTTGCGTGATGTGGCAATACCATCGATATTCTGAATTATACCATCATGGAATAAAAGGTCAAAAGTGGGGTGTCAGGAATGGACCACCATATCCGTTAGACAGAAAATCAGGCTCTATAAATGGCGGAGGAAGCATAGGCTATAAAGTTGAACGAACCAAGACAAGCAAATTTAACAGGATAGAAGAAGACATAACTTTTGAGGAGAATCTATCCAAAGTAAATCCACATCATGGTGAGTCAAGAGAATACGATTATAATTGCGTCAACGATTCTATTACTGCTGTAAGTAGAATATGTTATAATATGGATGTTGAAGCATTGGGTAGCGATAGCCAGTCTATGTACGAAGCTGTAAATGAATGCTTTAATAAGCCACCTTGTTTGTCCATTAGTGTAGATGGTTTATCCTCAGAAGAAATTCATAATAGAGTTGATAAGAATATTAAGAAACGATTCTCTGATGGAGATGTCGGCGCAATAGATATATCCGGAAGACCCCATCCATTGACAAATGAGACAGACGGTCATTGTTTTAATTGGAGAATTGAAAACGACGAAGTAAAATATTTTGATTCGCAGCCAAATCCACAAATGCTAGATGCATCTTCACATTTCAAAAGTCATTATAATGGTAAACAAGTAGAAATCTGTAAATTAAATGATTTGGAAATAAAAGAAGATGGCATGAGTAATCATATGAAGAATCGAGAGAGGAACTAATATGGTAGATATTAATCAAGCTTATCGTTTAGCTATGTTGAAAGCTGGAACGATGAAAATAATCGCGGCTGGAGAAATGGAAGATAAATATTTGTTTTCGTTCGCGCCAAAAGATTGGAAAAAAGGAATGCGTCTACATTCTTCTGGTATTACAACAATTGATAAGCATACTGGAGAAGAAGGTTTTATACACTTCACACAGTATGATGAACTCGAAGGCAAAGTAAAAATTATTGATATGGATACTATAATAAAATAACAAAAATCTATTCTAAGGAGTCACCTTAACGGGTGGCTCTATTTTTTTTGTCCGAAAGGAAGTCGAAATGAACTTTATAGATAGACTACAGCATGGCTGGAATGCTTTCGTCAATGCCGATCGAAAGAATTATCTCGGCCAGGACTTAGGCATGAGTTCCTACTATCGACCAGATAGAATGCGATTCTCCAGAGGTAATGAACGTTCGATAGTCACGTCTGTATACAATAGAATTGCTCTTGATACAGCGGCTTTGGATGTAATGCATGTTCGTTTAGATGAGAATAAAAGGTTTACGGAAACAATTGATTCTACATTAAATACATGCTTAACGATGGAGGCTAATATCGATCAAACTGGTCGAGCATTTCTTCAAGATATAGTTATGTCGCTATTAGATGAAGGATGTGTGGCTATAGTGCCGGTCGACACAAGTTTTAATCCAACGGTTTCTGATTCGTATCAAATAGAAACGATGAGAACTGGTGAGATTATGGAGTGGTTTCCAGGCAATGTCAGGGTAAGAGTTTACAATGACAAAACTGGTAAGAAAGAGGAACTCATTGTTCCGAAATCAACAATAGCTATCGTGGAGAATCCTCTCTACGCGGTTATAAATGAACCAAACTCGACTATGCAGAGACTAATTCGGAAACTGAATTTGTTGGATAGCATAGATGAACAAAGTGGTTCGGGTAAATTGGATTTAATTATTCAGTTACCTTATGTAATCAAGTCTGAAGCAAGGCGCCAACAGGCAGAACAACGTCGTAAAGACATAGAAATGCAGTTGGCCGGTTCTAAGTATGGTATCGCCTATACGGACGGTACAGAGCATATCACTCAGCTCAATCGAGCGGTTGAAAACAATCTTATGAATCAAATTCAATACCTAACTGACATGCTATATAGCCAGCTTGGTATAACTCAGTCGATTCTGGATGGTACGGCCAACGAAGAGACTATGCTCAATTACTACAACCGTACTATTGAACCTATCATTTCCGCTATCGTCGATGAGATGAAGCGCAAATTCTTAACAAAGACAGCCCGTTCTCGGGGTCAGTCAATCGAATTCTTTAGAGATCCATTCAAGCTCGTACCCGTAGCTCAAATTTCTGAGATCGCGGACAAATTCACGAGAAATGAAATCATGACATCTAACGAAATAAGACAAATTGTCGGAATGAAACCTTCTAGCGATCCAGCGGCTGATGAGCTTAGGAATAAGAACCTTTCCAAACCAAAAGAGGAGCTGGAAACAGAAGAAGCAGCTTTAGACAAAGAACAGTTAGTTGAAAGTCTTGGTAAAAAGCCAGTCAAAAGTTTGAAGGAGTGATAAGAGACACGCCATATCGCAGATAGCAAATCGATGCGGTAACACCAAGTTTTCATAAATAGGACAAGGAGGAAGAAATTCAAAATGGCTAAGTATGACTTTAGCGGTTGGGCTACCAAGAATGACATGCTGTGTTCAGACGGTAGAACCATTCGTAGAGATGCATTTAAGCACAATGATGGTCAGAAAGTTCCTCTCGTTTGGAACCATCAGCATAAAGACGCCACCAATGTTCTCGGGCATGCGTTGTTAGAGAACCGTGAGGAGGGTGTCTACGCTTATTGCACATTCAATGAAACTGAATCGGGCCAGAACGCAAAGATGTTAGTTCAGCACGGAGATATTACAGCACTGTCTATTTACGCTAACAAGCTTAAACAGATGGCTGGCGATGTTCTTCACGGAGCAATTTGTGAAGTTAGTCTCGTTCTTGCTGGGGCTAATCCAGGTGCGTTTATCGATTCTGTATTGGCACACGGGGATGGATCGGATGAAGAAGCAATCATCTACACAGGAGAGACTATCGAACTCTATCACTCTGATGAAGATTTGGAAGACATTCCCGAAGAAAAGACCCCAGAAAAATCGAATGAAGAACTTCAGCACAGTTCAGAAGAGGAGCCCAAGAAAGAGGGCGAGAAGAAACCTGAAGGTGGGAAAACTGTGAAAGAAGTATTCAACACCCTCAATGAAGACCAGAAGAAAGTTGTCTATGCACTTATCGGAGAGGCTAAGGACAGCAAGGGCGAAGAAGAGCCCAAAGATGAATCTGAAAAAGGAGAAAAAGAAATGAAGCATAACTTATTTGAAAACGAGCAGGGTTCAGAAACAGTACTTACTCATGCTGATCAGGCAACAATCATCGCTGATGCTAAGAAGTATGGTTCTGTGAAAGAGTCTTTCATGGCTCATGCTGCTGAATATGGTATCGAGAACATTGATTATCTGTTTCCAGATGCAAAGACACTCAATAACACACCTGAGTTCATCAAGAGAGAGATGGATTGGGTTGGTGTAGTTATGAGCGGTACACACCACTCACCTTTCAGCCGCGTTAAATCTATCTTCGCAAACATTACAGAAGATGAGGCACGTGCAAAGGGTTACATCAAAGGAAAGCTGAAGAAAGAGGAAGTATTCAGCTTGCTTAAGAGAAGCACCGACCCTCAGACAATCTACAAGAAACAGAAGCTGGATAGAGATGATGTTATCGACATCACAGATTTCGACGTAGTTGCTTGGCTTAAGGGCGAAATGAGAATGATGCTGGATGAGGAAATTGCCCGTGCAATCCTTATTGGTGACGGAAGACTTGTTTCTGATGATGACCACATCTCAGCTGACCATATCAGACCTATTGCATCAGATGCTGAGCTTTACACAATCCAGAAGGCTGTTACAGCTGGCGCAAATGATGATGAGACAGCTAAGAACTTCATCAGAACAGCTATCAAAGCTCGTAAAGAGTACAAGGGTTCAGGTAATCCTGTTCTGTTCACAACAGAGGATATGCTCACAGATATGCTTCTTCTTGAGGATGGTATCGGACATGCTCTCTATGCAAATGAAGCAGCTCTTGCAACTAAGCTTCGTGTAAGCAAGATCGTTACAGTTCCTGTAATGGAAGGCGCTAAGGGTAAGAATGGTGGAGACCTTCTTGGTATCATCGTTAACCTTTCTGACTACAACGTAGGTGCTGATAAGGGTGGTGCTGTAGCAATGTTCGATGACTTCGACATTGATTACAACCAGATGAAGTACTTGATTGAGACCAGATGCTCTGGTGCTCTTATTAAGCCTTTCTCAGCAATTGCTCTTGAGAAAGCTACAGCGTAAGGAGAATTCAAAATGGCTAAATGGTGCGGCAAATTAGGATACGCAATTACAGAAGAAACTTATCCCGGTGTATGGGAACCGCAAATACTCGAACGCGAAAGCTATGGAGATTTGACGAGGATGGTCGGGAGGACGGAATCTTCTGGCGAAGTTAATGACAATTTAACTTTGAATAATACATTGAGTGTCCTAGCCAGCGCCTTTGCGTTAGAGAATACTCAATATTTGGCTTACGCGGTTATAAATGGAGCCAAATGGAAAATTACTGGGGTGGAGATTCAATATCCCAGACTGATCTTGACGATAGGGGGTGTGTACAATGGCGAGCAGGCTTGAGCTGCAATCCCGATTGGAAGAGATTTTGGGAAGTAGAAACGTGTATTTTCAACCGCCCGAATCCGTTAAGATGAGCTACCCAGCAATAGTATATGAATTAAGTGATGTGCGACCGGTTAGAGCTGATAACGGCACATACTTAAGACATAAAAGATACATGGTTAAGGTTATCGACAAGAATCCTGACAGTACCATACCAGAAGCTATCGAGAATGGCTTTGAGTATTGGGGTTTCGACAGATTCTTCAAGTCAGACAATCTTAACCATTTTGTTTATACCATTTTTTATTAGGAGGTAATTACAATGTCCAAAATTGTTTGGGACCAGTTAGGCGAACATTTCTACGAAACTGGTGTTAAGAATGGCGTTCTTTATCCAGCTGTTGGCGCAGCTTACCCAAAGGGTGTTGCTTGGAACGGACTTAGTGCTGTAAACGAGTCACCTTCAGGCGCTGAAGAAACAGCTATCTATGCAGACGATCAGAAGTACTTATCACTTCTTTCTGCAGAGGATTATGGAATTACAATTGAAGCTTATACATTCCCCGACGAGTTCGGTGAGTGCGATGGTTCTGCTGAGCTTATGCCTGGCGTAACAATCGGTCAGCAGGATAGAAAGAGCTTCGGTTTCTGCTACACAACCACAATCGGTAATGATACCGACGGTAACGCACACGGTAAGAAGATTAATATCGTGTATGGTTGCAAGGCTACACCTTCTGAGAAGTCTCATTCAACAATCAATGATTCACCAGAAGCAGTTAGCATGTCATGGGAAGTTAAGACAACACCAGTACCCGTAACTGGTAAGAAGTCAACAGCTTGCCTCAGCATCGATTCAACAAAGCTTGCTCCTGAGAAGCTTGCTGCTATCGAAGCAGTTCTCTTTGGAACTGATGAGGCAGAGCCTAGACTTCCTCTTCCTGATGAGATCGCTAGCATCCTTGCAGCAGGTTGATAAATTAGCTGCCTTTTTAATCTTTTGGGGTGGGGTGTAAAACTCTGCCCCTATTTTTATGAATTAGGACCATTTGAAAGGAGATACCACAATGTTACAGAAACAGATTACTTATATTGATTACAACGGAAATGAGAGAAAAGAGACTCACGAGTTCAATCTCTCAAGAGCAGAAATTATTAAGATGAATTTTAAAACTCAGGGAGGAATGATTGCTTTCATTAATAAGATTATTGAAGCACAGGATATGCCTACCCTTATGGATACCTTCGAAGACTTCATTCTTAAGTCATACGGTAGAACAAGTCCGGATGGAAAGAGATTTGAGAAAGACCCTCAGATGACTCTTGAATTCACCCAGACAGAAGCCTATTCAGAACTTCTTACTGAGTTATGCAGCGATGCGGAAGCAGCTGTTAAGTTCTTTGAAGGAATTATTCCAGCAGAGAATCCAAAGAAGTCATCAATTCCTGCTCCCGATAATAAATAGATGAGGTATAGGGAATGCTGACCATTACTATACCCAAGGCAAAACTTTTGGATGATGAAACGCAAGAATTCATCTATATAGAAGAAAGAACCATAAAGATGGAACATTCCCTATTAAGTATTTCAAAATGGGAAGCAAAGTGGCATAAACCATTCCTTAGTAAAGAGCCCATGACCGATGAGCAGCTTATTTATTATTTGAAATGTATGACCATTACGCAAAATGTTCCAGATAATACGTACTTATATATGCCAGAGAATGTTGTGAATCAGATTATTGCGTATATTAATGACCCAATGACTGCTACAAAAGTGCCTGAGCTACCCCAGAAATCAGGACCAAGAGAGACTCCTACATCAGAGTTAATTTACTATTGGATGATTGAACTGGGAATACCTTGGGAAGCTCAGACATGGCATATTAAAAGATTACTTACGTTAATAGACGTCACTAATTTCAAACGTACACCACCTAAGCAAATGAGCAGATCCGAAATCATTCGAAGAAATAGAGAATTGAATGCTGCTCGTCGTAAGACATGGAATACGAAAGGATAGATTATGTCAGTACTATTAGGAAGTGCTCGTGTTGATGAACGAGGACAATATTCTGGCGGTAATGCTGGTGATCAGACTGGGAAAGAGGTTTCTACCCAGTCTTTTTATTTGCATAAAAGAGGTTGGTATTGTCTTAGGCCAACTAACAGCATGACCGCAAATGTTATAGCAAATGCTATGGCATCAGCATGTTTGAACAACAATATTGGTTATGACCAAGGAGAACGCACTTCAGTAATTAAGATGCTTAAGAAATACGGCTCTTTGGCAAAAATAGCAGAGAAATGTGATTCGGATTGTAGTTCTTTAGTCAGAGCTTGTTGTATAGAAGCAGGCTTCGACCCAGGTAATTTCACAACTGCTAATGAAGTACAAGCCTTAGTTGCTACTGGAAAATTTACTCCAGCATTTGAGATTACTAAAGAATCTGAAGTTAGAACTGGAGACATTCTTGTCACTAAGACAAAGGGTCATACTGTTGTGGTTGTGATGGGCTCTGTGAATAATACTACGCCTACTCCTGTGAAAGTTGTAGAGAAAGTAAATAAGCCTATCGCCGCAAAAAGTAAAGACGCAGGGATTGCTGGAACTTATGTAGTAACAGCTTCATCTCTGAATATTAGATACGGACCAGGGGTTAATTATGACTCAATGGCAAAACTCATTAGAGGTACTAAGTGTACATGCTACGGATATTTTACCGAAGTTTCGGGTGTTAAATGGTTTCTAGTAGTGTCTGGAAACTATACAGGGTATGTGTCTAGTGAGTATTTAGATAAGCAGTAGGAGAATTGCTCATGATTACTTTTAGACAAAAGGGTGATTTTTCTAGGACTTATAAAATTCTTAAGCAAGCTAAAGAACTTGAGTTTATGAAGAATTTGGAACGGTATGGACAGGAAGGAGTGACCGCATTATCCCAAGCCACGCCCAAAGATTCGGGAGAGACGGCTAGGTCTTGGTATTACGAAATTACTAGGACCGGACATTCTGTCACATTATCGTTCCATAATTCTCACATCAATAAGGGCGTTAACGTTGCAATTCTATTGCAGTACGGGCACGGAACCGGATGGGGAGGTTACGTTCAAGGAAGGGATTATATTAATCCGGCTATACAGCCAATATTTGACAGAATTTCAGAAGAGGCGAGTAAGGAGGTTGCTAAGCTATGAGTAGTAGTGTTGACTCTAAAGTTTTAGAGATGCGGTTTGACAACCAACAGTTTGAGTCTGGTATTCAGACCTCGCTAGAATCGTTGCGAAGACTTGAAAAAGGTTTAGACCTAAAAAGCTCTGCCAAAGGTTTGGAAGCAATTGGTGATTCTGCTAAAAAACTTACGTTTAGTGATATGTCCAATGGAATCCAGACAGTCATGTCGAAGTTTTCTGCGATGGACATAATCGGTATGACCACAATAGCGAATCTAACTAATTCAGCCGTAGAAGCCGGTAAGAGAATTGCTAATGCTTTGACGATAGAACCCGTCACAACTGGTTTCAATGAATACGAGCTCAAAATGGGTTCTATTCAGACTATTATGGCGTCGACCGGTGAGAATTTACAGACAGTAAATAAGTATTTGGATGAATTGAATAAATATTCGGATCAGACCATCTACTCATTTGCTGACATGACGCAGAATATTGGTAAGTTTACTAATGCTGGTGTTAAGCTTGACGATGCCGTGCTGGCTATCAAGGGTGTAAGTAATGAGGCTGCAGTTTCAGGTGCTAATGCCCAGGAAGCTTCGAGAGCTATGTACAATTTCGCTCAGGCATTATCAGCAGGATATGTAAAGCTAATCGATTGGAAATCAATTGAGAACGCCAACATGGCAACTGTTGAATTTAAGAATCAGTTACTAGAGTCAGCCGTTGCTTGTGGAACTGTGGAGAAGACTGCTGACGGTATGTATAGAGTTCTTTCCACAAACGCACAAGGCAGTACTTATGACCAGTTGATAGATGCCACTCATAACTTCAATGATAGCTTGACTTTTCAGTGGATGACTACTGATGCGTTGGTTGGAACGTTGAAGAAATATGCGGATGGCACGACTGATATCGGTAAGAAGGCATTTGCGGCTGCGCAGAACATCAAAACTATAACTCAGTTATACGGAGTCCTTAAAGAGGCTGCTCAGTCTGGTTGGGCTGGCACATGGCAGCTTATTGTGGGTGACTTTGAAGAAGCCAAAACATGGCTTACTGATATGAATGTTATCTTCGGCGGAATGATAGACCGTTCTGCTGAATTGAGAAATAATCTTATCTCTGCTTGGAAAGAATTGGGAGGTAGAAATACTCTAATTCAGGCATTGAATAACTTGATGAACACCGTTGCTAGTATAGCGGTGCCTATTAAAAAGGCGTTTGAGGAAATATTCCCACCAATGACTGCCGAAAGGCTGTACGCTATAACCGAAGCGGTAAGCAATTTCGTCAAGAGAATGCAGCTGACAGTTAAAGAATCGGAGAACCTTAAGAGAACCTTCAAAGGTATCTTTGCGGTTATCGATATTCTTAAGCAGGGATTTGAAGCGATAATGAAAGCTCTATTTGGAGCTAACGGTGGATTTGAAAATTTTCGTTCAGGTTTGTTGTCTATCACAGCAGGTCTGGGCGACTTTTTAGTTAATCTAGACAATGGCATCAGACAGTCACAAATCTTCTCCAAAGTAATAGGCGCGGTTGCGACTGGTCTGAAGATTGCGGTTAACGTGATTAAAACTGTAATAGGAACTGTTGCGTTACTTCTATATAACGTTTCAGCTGGAATCGAAAGTATAGTTTCTTCCCTTTCGTCAAAATGGGATACAAGTAGTTTCGGTTCATTACAGGGATTATTGGAACGTATCTCCGAAAGAGCTTCTCAAGCC